CTTCACGGCGGCCTGCAGACGGTGGCCATGCCGGACATCGAGCAGGCCGCCGTGAAGTACCTCAAGCCGCTGCTGCCGACAGGCACCATCGTCGGCACCGAATGGCCCGACCGGTGGGACACCAAGCTGGCCGCCGGGATCGTGTCGGTGACGCTGGGCGGCGGCGGGTCACGGCAGAAGCCGGTGACCGCAGACCGCACCCTCGACATCGACATTCTCGGCGCGACGAAGAAGCAGGCCCGCGACCTGGCCACGCTCGTCTCGGCACACCTGGTCGCCGCGCAGGGCACAACGCAGCACGGCGTGCGCATCTACGGCGTGGACGAGACGTCGCTGATCTGGCTGCCCTACACGCCGTCCGCTGAGACGGACGCGATCCCCCGCTACGTGCTCGTGATGAGCATGGTGGTCCGCCCCGCGTAGCAGCACCCAACCCGCACCCCATCACCCATTCACCCGTCGGCGTCTGGCCGTGCGGGTCCTCGCTATGCCTGGAGGCATCCCGTGGCGAACGACGCCGACAACGTGAGGGTCGGTCTCAACGGCTCCATCTACATCGCGCCGAAGGGCACGACCGCCCCGGCCGATCTGACCACCGCGTGGCCTGCGGGCTGGGTGGATCTCGGCTACCTGTCCGAGGACGGCGTGGAAATGTCGTACTCGACGGACACCGAGGACATCAACGCCTGGCAGAGCCTCTCCCCGGTCCGCAAGGTGCTCACCGGGGTCGACATGACGCTGGGCTTCACCGCGATCGAGCTGAAGACGGCGACGATGACGCTGTACTTCCCGAGCGCGACGATGACGGACGTGTCCGGCACCGTGCACAAGCTGTCCATCCCGGCGGCGCCGGAGCCGGACGAGCGGGCGATCGGCCTGGAGTGGGTCGACGGCGACATCACCAACCGTCTGATCATCGCCCGCGGTGAGGTCACCGACCGGGAGTCCATCACCTTCGCCCGCTCGGGCGCGGTCGGCCTCGGCATGACCGTCTCCGCCTACGCCGACACCGCACCCGAGATCGCCGTGTGGCTGTCCGACGACCCGGCTTGGTCCGCGGCGTAACCCCTTCTCCCGGCAGGCGTGCCATGCGGGTCGCGCCTGCCGGGCCTCAACCCGCTACACCCGCGAGGAGAACCGAATGCCCAGCAAGACCGGCGGCACCGAAGTCGTCGACCTCAACTCGCTCGCCAAGCAGCGGCGTGACGCCCTGCCGAAGCCCACCACCTACAACCTGTTCGACGTCGAGTTCACCCTCCCGCCGATCAAGGCCCTGCCGTTCGAGCTGCAGGAGCGGGTCGGTGACCTCGACAACACGGTCGCCGTCCTCAAGGACCTCCTCGGCCCGGACAAGGTGAAGGAGATGTATGCGGCGGGGTACACCTTCGGCGATCTGGAGCTGATCGCGCAGGAGTGGCAGCGGCGCTCCGGTGTCGAGCCGGGGGAATCGCCGGCCACCGCCGCTTCCTAGAGGAGTACGGGGAGGCCGTCGAATGGGACATCCCTCACTACTGGCCGGGCAGGTCGCTGCTGGAGCTGTACCGCGGGGAGATGTCGTGGCGTGAGCTGCGGATCTTCCTGCGGTTCCTGCCGCCGGACTCGGCCACAGCCAAGGCAGTGCGTGGATCTACGGCAGAAGAGGACGCCTGGACGCTGGACCGGCAGTTGCTGGCCAGCGTCGTGGATGCGGTCCGTGAGAACACGTTCGCCACGGTCAAGTTGGGCGGCGACCCCAAGAAGACGGGCCGTTTGAAGCCGCCGGATCCCATTCCGCGCCCGGGTGTGGAACCCGCAAGGAAGTCGAACGTGATCCGCTTCGGCGGCAAGCACGGCTCCGGAGCAAAGCAGTTGGCGCAGGTCTTCGGGAGGCCCGCCGCGAACCAGTAACAGGAGGTCGCGGTGGCTGCTGGCGGTGTGCTCGTCGGGCGGGGCTACGTCTCCATCCGCCCGGAGTTCGAGGGCGACTGGTCCCGGAGCGTGTCGGCCCGCGCCTCCAGTGCGGGCAAGTCCGGGGCCGGCGCCTTCAGCAAGGCGTTCGGTGCCGGGCTGAAGGGCATCGGAGCGCTGGCCGGTGTGGCGATCGGCGCGAACCTGGCGTCCGCCGCCGCGGGCGCGGCGCTGCTCGCCCCTGCTCTGACCACTGCCGGAGCGGCGGCCGGCGCACTGAAGCTGGGACTCAGCGGTGTCGGCGAGGCGTTCAAGGCGGCGTTCGCCGACTCCAGCGCGGACGCCAAGGCCGCCGCCTCGGCGACGAAGGCTGTCGAGTCGGCTCAGCGCGGTCTGGCGGACGCGCAGCGCGCGCTCGCGGACGCGCGCGTGCAGGCGGCCGAGCGCGTCCGCGAGGCACAGAAGGCCGTCGCCGACGCCGAGGAGAACCTGGCCCGGGTCGTCGAGGACTCGGCGCAGCGGCAGCGGGATGCCCAGCAGTCCGTCCGCGACGCCGAGCGCGACCTGCGGGATGCCCAGCGGGACGCCCGCGAGGCGCAGATGTCTTTGACGGACGCCCGGGTTGAGGCCACGCGCGCTCTGCAGGACATGAACCAGCGGCTGTCGGAGTCGCGCCTGGATGAGCGCGAGGCGGTCCTGCGGCTGCAGGAGGCGGAGAAGGAACTTCGCGCCGCCCAGTCCAATCCGGGGGTCACGCCGCAGCAGCTGGAGAAGCTGCAGATCCAGTACGAGCGGGCGAAGCTGAACCTGCAGGAGCAGCGCGAGGAAACCAAGCGGCTGTCCCAGGACACCGCCAAGGCGAACAAGGCGGGTGTCGCCGGCTCGGAGCAGATGCAGCGCGCCCGCGAACGCATGGCCGCCGCCAACGAGACCGTCGCCGATCGTGAGCGCGGACTGGCGAAGGCGCAGGAGGAGGCCCGCCGCACCGGGGTGGACGCGGCGCGGGACGTCGCAGACGCCCAGCAGGCACTCGCCGATGCGCAGGCCGGCGTGGACAAGGCCCGCACGGAGGGGCAGCGGCAGGTCGAGGACGCCCAGCGGGCGGTAGCCGAAGCAGCTTCCGCTGTCGCCGATGCGCAAGCCGCCGCCGCGGCGCAGACGTCGAAGCTCGACGAGGCCATGGCCAAGCTCACGCCGAACGCAAAGTCGTTCGTGCGCGCGGTGCAGGGCCTGGCGCCCGCGTGGGACAGCATGCGGCGCAGCGTCCAGAACGAGCTGTTCAGCGGCCTGGATCAGAGCATCACCTCGCTCGGCCGCACCGCCATTCCGGTGCTGCAGCGGCAGCTCACGGCGACGGCCAGCGTGTGGAACGCCATGGCGAAGAACGCCAGCGGCGCCATCACCGAGATGGCCAAGAGCGGCATGCTCGACAAGATCCTCGCCGGTGCCACCGAGAACCTGCGCGCCTTCGAGAAGGCGCCGGGCCAGCTCATCACCGCATGGGGCCAGCTGTCCGTCGCCGCGCAGCCGGCGTTCAACGCCCTCATGCAGCAGATGGCCGGCGCCATCACGTCCTTCACCGACGGCATCGCCAAGAGCTTCGAGTCGGGCGGCCTGGAGGAGGGCATCAGCACCGCCTTCGAGATCCTAAGTCAGTTCGGCACGCTCCTCGGCAACGTCCTCGGCGTCGTGCAGCAAATCTTCAAGGCCGCCTCCGATGCGGGCGGCCAGATTGTCGGCGCGCTCGGGCAGGTCTTCGGCGAGCTGGAGAAGATCCTCGCCGCACCCGAGATGCAGGCCACCCTGCGTAACCTGTTTGCCTCGGTCGCGCAGATCGTCAATGCGATCGTCCCCGTCATCGGGGCGGTCGTGCAGGCCGCTGTGCCGTTGATGGCCGCCATCGCGGCGCCGATCGCCCAGCTGGCGACTGTCCTGGGGCCGGTTCTGCAGCAGCTCGCCACAACGCTCGGCGCCGTCCTGATGCCGATCGTGCAGGCGCTGATGCCGGTCCTGGTGCAGGTCGGCGCGGCGATCGTGCAGATGGTGCAGGCGGTCATGCCGCTGCTGCAGCCGATCGTCGTCCTGATCTCCTCGATCGTCACTGCTCTGGCTCCGGCCCTTCAGCCTGTGATCGCGCTCGTGACGAATCTGGTGGCTGCGCTGGTCGGGCCGCTGACGTCAGTGGTGCAGGCGCTCTCGCCGATCCTGACGCAGGTCGCAGAGATGATCACGCAGGTCTTCCTGGAGTTGATGTCGGCGATCGAGCCGCTGATCCCCATCGCCCTGCAGTTGGTGGAGCAGGTGTTCGCTGCGCTGCAGCCGATGCTGCCCGCGGTGGCGACCGCCTTCGGGGCGATTGCGGAGGCCGCGGTCGCCCTGCTGCCGCCGATCGCGCAGATCGCCGCCCAGCTCGGGCAGGCCCTCATCCCGATCGTTGCCAGTCTGGCGCCGCTGGTGGCCCAGCTCGGCGAGCTGTTCGCGGGTCTGCTGCTGCAGGCCATGCCGCCGCTGACCGCCGCGGTTCTGACGCTGTTCACGGCGCTGGAGCCGCTGTGGCCGCTGATCGGGCATCTGGTCGGCCAGGTGGTGTCGCTGGCGACGGGACTGCTCAGCCAGCTGATGCCGTCGTTCGTGGAGTTGGCCCTTACCTTGGTGCCGATCATCCCGTCGCTGGCGAAGATCGTGGCGTTGGTGTTGGAGCTCGCGGTGAAGGTGCTGTCGTGGCTGCTGCCGCCGCTGCTGGATCTTGCCGGGTTCCTGGTCGGCCTGCTGGCTGGTGCTCTGCAGACGGCGATTGGCTGGTTGACCAGCCTGATCAAGGTCATTGTGTCGCTGGTGGGGTGGGTCGCTGACCGGCTCGGCCCGGCGATGATCTGGCTGCGCGACAAGGTGATCCTGCCGGTGTGGCACGGTATCCAGACTGGCATCTCCACAGCCTGGAACTTCATCCGCGACAAGATCTTCAACCCGGTCAGGACTTTCTTCACGGTCCTCATCCCGAGCTGGGCGAGGACGCTCAGCCTCCGCGTCGTTGGCGCCTACCTGTCCATGCGGGACGGCATCAACAACGTCTGGGGATGGATCAAGCGGCACGTCCTGTCGCCGATAAAGACGTTCTTCACGCGGACCGTTCCCGGCTGGGGAACGACGCTCAAGGACAAGATGGTCGGCGCCTTCGATCTGGCGCGGAAGGGCATCGCAACAGCCTGGAACAAGATCAAGGAAGCGACGAAGGCACCCATCAAATGGGTGATCGACATCGTCTACAACAAGGGCGTCCGCGGCCTATGGAACGCCGCCGCCAAGGTACTGCCCATCGACAAGTTGCCCGAGTTCAAGCCCAAGGGCTTCGCTCGCGGCGGCGTGCTGGACGGCTACCAGGCACAGAAGAAGGACGACACCTGGTACCCGATGCGCCGGGGCGAAGGCGTCCTCGTACCTGAGGTCGTCCGCGGCATCGGCCCGGGTACGGTGCACGCCCTCAACGACGCGGGTAACCGCGGCGGTGTATCCGGGGTGCGCCGCATGCTCGGCGGATTCGCCGAGGGCGGCATCGTCGGCCACCACGGCGGCGTGGACGACTGGTTCGGCGGCACCCTCGACAAGCTCGGCAACCTGGTCAAGGCGGGCAAGGATTGGATCCTCGGCGGCGTCTACAAGGCCGCCCAGCTCGCCGCCAAGCCCATCCGGGACCTCATCAGCAGGATCCCCGGCGGCACGAAGGGATTCGGGGCGCTCGCCAAGGCGCTTCCGACATCGCTGCTGAACAAGGCGCTGTCGTTCATCCGGGGATCCGAGGACTCCCAGATGGGCGGCGGCCAGTGGGTCAAGCCCGTAGACGCCGGGTACGGCACGAAGTTCGGCGTGGCCGGTCGCATGTGGTCATCGGGCAGGCACACCGGTCTCGACTTCCCGGCCGCGGTCGGCAAGGCGGTGCACGCCGTCGCCAACGGGCAGATCACCTCGGCCCGCTCCGGCGGCCCCTACGGCAACCACATCCTGATCAACCACGGGCACGGGCTGCAGTCTCTGTACGCCCACCTGTCCGCCATGGTGAAGCGAGCAGGAGCCGTCCAGGCCGGTCAGACGATCGGCCGGGTTGGCGCCACCGGCAACGTCACCGGGCCGCACCTCCACCTGGAAGCGCGGCTCAACGGCCGCCCGGTGGACCCCATGTCCTACCTCACGGGAGGCGGCTCGGGAGGCGGCGGCAAGGGCGTCCAGCGGTGGCGGGGCGTCGTCAACCAGGCGATCGACCTGGTCGGGCAGCCGCGCGCCCACGCCAACTCGACGCTGCGCCGGATGAATCAGGAGTCCGGCGGCGACCCGAACATTGTCAACCGCTGGGACAGCAACTGGAAGGCGGGCACCCCGAGCGTCGGTCTGATGCAGGTCATCGGTCCGACGTTCCGTGCCTACGCGGGGCGCTTCCGCAACAGGGGCCCGTTCTTCTACGGCGTCAGCACCAACCCGCTGGCCAACGTGTACGCGTCCATGCGGTACGCCTTGTCGAGGTACGGCAGCCTGCCCCGGGCATACAACCGGCCGGGCGGCTACGACTCGGGCGGTTGGCTCGGGCCCGGGCAGATCGGCGTGAACCACCTGCGCCAGCCGGAGGCGGTACTCACCCCGACGCAGTGGCAGACCATGACGCGCCTCGCCGCAGCCGGCGGCGCGGGCGATCCGGTCGTGGTGGAGATCC